ATATGATTACGACCACCAAAGGCGAGATGGACGAGTCACTGCTTGAAAAGCGTGAGGGGTCATTGGATAACGATACCGAGACAACAACTTGGGTCGAGTACTGGCTGGATGGCGAGTTGGTGCATCGATCCGTCCACATGGCGCTCAAGCGCGGTGTTTTTGCTGATGGCATCACTGAACAAATTTAAGGAAATAAATCATGGCAAATACTCAGGCGATGTGTACCAGCTTCAAAGGTGAACTGCTTGTCGGTCATCACAACTTTGGCACGGGCGTGACCCGTGGCTCTACTGCTGCCGACACCTTCAAGGCTGCGCTGTACTTGGCATCTGCCACAGTCAACGCGGCCACCACAGCCTACAGCGCCACCAATGAGGTATCAGGCACTGGCTACACTGCCGGCGGCGTGACAGTGACCTTTGGCACGGCGCCAAGCACCAGCGGCACGACAGCCTTTGTGACCCCCAGCGCCAGCATCAGCTACTCTGCCGTCACGCTGTCGACAGCGTTTGATGCTGTCCTGATCTACAACAGCACTCAGTCGAATAAGGCGGTCAGCGTCCACACCTTTGGCTCACAAACAGTGACCGCTGGCACATTTACGCTGACCATGCCAACCAATGACGCCAGCACCGGCCTGATCCGGCTGGCTTAACCAAGGGGCAGCGGCATGGCTGCTTATGGAACAGGCTATTACGGCAGGGGCGTCTACGGGATAGGCAATGTAGTCATCAGCGGCAATCAAGCCGCTGGTGCTGCTGGTAACTTGCTGGCCGATAGGTCTGTCCAAGAAGACGGGACGATTGCCACCGGCAATGTCGGCACAGTCGGGCTGACTGTATCCATTGCCATCACGGGCAATGCGGCCACAGGCGCTGTCGGCTCTGTATCGGTATCCTCGACAAATGCAGTCACCGGCAATGCGGCGACTTTGGCAGTTGGCAGCGTTACCCCGAGTTTTGCATTTGCTGTCACCGGCAACACGGCCACAGGCTCTGTCGGCTCTGTCAGTGTCACCAGCACGAAAGCGGTCACCGGCAATGTGGCGACAGGTGCTGTGGAGACGATGCCGAGCGAGGTCATCACTTTCCAAGCGATCACGGGCAACGGCGCAACGGGATCAGTTGGCAGTGTCAGTAATGCCATCACAATTGCATTGACAGGCAACAGCGCCACAGGGTCTGTCGGCATCATCTTTGGCTTTGGCTGGGGTGCGATACCCGACAGCGCAGAAACTTACACACCGATCAGCGACAGTGCAGAAACTTGGGTCGCAATCGTTGATAATTCAGAGACTTGGTTACCTATTTAGGAGCACGCAATGGCAGATACCACCACCACCAACCTACTGCTGACGAAGCCAGAGGTAGGCGCATCGACAGACACCTGGGGGACAAAGATCAACACCGACCTGGACTCGGTGGACGCCATCTTTGCAGCAGCCGGTACAGGTACATCTGTCGGCTTGAATGTCGGCGCTGGTAAAACTTTGTCTGTAGGCGGCACGCTGTCGGTTACTGGATCGGCAACAGTCATTGAGTTTGCAGATGGATCTGCCGCTGCACCATCTATCACCAACGATGGCGACACCAACACCGGCATCTTCTTTCCTGCGGCTGACACCATTGCTTTTGCTGAGGGTGGTGCGGAGGTTGCAAGGTTTGATAGCGCGGCAAATATGGGAGTTGGTACAAATTCGCCAAGCACTTACGCTGACGGATTTGGGCCAGTGTTGGTTACGGGAACTGGAAACAATTTTGCAACAGTGCAAGGAAGGACAGACGGCCCAAGCGGTGCAGCAAACGGCGTTTCTTATGGCGGGTCTTATGCCACCAACGCAAACAACGGGGCAAGGATGTTTCTGGGCGCGGCGGGGAGTGGTGGTCAGCGGGGGGTAATTACATTTAACACAAAAGACCTTGATGACAATAGTACTCAACCATTAGAGCGTATGCGTATCGCCGCAGATGGCACATGGATGCTGAATACAACTGATGTAGATGCGTTCATCGGTAGCTCCACAAGTCAAACAGGATTTAGTTTCAGGCCGGGGCTTGCGCCACGAATCTCATTGGTAAATGATTTTTATATCAATAGGTCAAACGGGAACGGAAACATTTTTGAATTTAGACGCAATGGTTCTGCTGTGGGAACGATTACAGTTTCAGCCGGAGCTACGGCCTACAACACATCATCTGACTACCGCCTAAAAGAAGCCATCGCCCCAATGACAGGCGCATTGGCAAAGGTTGCCTTGCTCAAGCCTTGCACATACAAGTGGAAAGCTGACGGCTCTGACGGGCAAGGCTTTATCGCTCACGAACTTGCGGAAGTTGTACCAGACTGCGTTACTGGTGAAAAAGACGCTGTAGAAGAAGAACAGTACGAAGTCACGCCAGCCGTTAAAGATGAAGAAGGCCGCGTAATCACAGAGGCCGTGATGGGTACGCGCACTGTGCCTGTCTACCAAGGCGTTGATGTTTCGTTCTTGGTCGCCACACTGACAGCGGCAATTCAAGAACTTAAAGCCATCGTAGATACACAAGCAGCACGCATCACCGCACTTGAGTCTGCACCATGACCGAACTAACACCACTGCGTACAGCATCAGCTTAACAAGAAACGGACTGTATAAATTGTGGACGCGCTACCCCCTTCACCGCCAGTGGCACAAGCCCCCGCGCCCGTATTTGAGTGCGTAAGGTGGTCTTGGTCTTCTGACAGCGTTGCGGTCTGGTGTTTAAAGTGGCGTGAGAAAGGCAAGCCTGAACCAAAGAAGGTAGCGGAAAGTGATTGATCCACTAACAGCCCTAGCGGGTATCCAAGCAGCAGTCGCCCTAATCAAGAAGGTCAGCAAGACCGTCGACGATGTATCGTCTCTTGGGCCTGTCCTGGGCAAGTACTTTGACGCGAAGTCCACCGCCACCAAGGCGGTTGTTCAGGCCAAGAAGTCCAAGTCCAATGGGCACGGCTATCCAGATTGAGATGGCGCTGGATCAGGCCAAGCGGTTTGAAGATGAGTTGCAACTCCTGTTTATGCAGGCGGGGAAAATAGACGTCTGGAACCAGATTAAGTCCAGAGCAGCGGCGATGGATGTGGAGTCTGCCCATGATGCGCGGCGGGAGCGTGAGGCTGCGGCAAAGCGCAAACAAGAGATGGACGAGGTTGTTGAGTTGGCCTTGCTGGCGGTTATCTTCTTCAGCTTGGTCGGGGTGATTTTGTATTTCACCATTGGCATCCTTGAGCAGCAAAGATGAGCGACGAGCGTTTAAACCTAGTTGACAAAATTCTGGCCTATGTGTCCAGCCCGTTCCGTCTCTTTGCAATGGTGCTGATGGCGGTGCTCACGTTTGCTGGCTACTTTGTATATACAAACCAAGAGCTTCTGATTGGCGCGTACAAGGAATCAAAGAAGATTCCATCAATTGCAGAAGACCGGGTAGAAGATGCCGCAGCACATCTGTTTAAACAGTCAGGCGCTATTATTGTGGCGGTGTTTAAAGTTAACTCAATGTTTGGAACGCGCATCCTGCACCGGGCATATACCAAAGAAGGCCGGGACAAAACAAATGACGGATTGGACGTAGGACTGTTTACACAGAACGCAGCCAACAATTCTGATGTGGTCAAGCTCATGGCCAACGAGATTCCGTGCAGCGAGTACAAGTCAGCGCAGTCGGAAATGGGTCTGTGGTACATCGCCAAGGGCGTTACCTATACGTGCCGTATCAGTGTCCCGCCGGAGCCGGGCAGGTTTGTTGGGCAGATCACAGTCGGATGGGCTACTCAGCCCGAGGACATGGACAACACCCGCGCCATGCTTCAAATCGCAGCAACCATGCTTTCAAGGAGTAAACAGTAATGGATTGGCTTAAACAAATCGCGCCCACAATCGCCACGGCAATGGGCGGTCCACTGGCGGGGATGGCTGTCTCGGCTATCTCCAAGGCAATCGGCGTAGACCCAGACAAGGTTGGCGACCTGATCTCCAGCAACAAGCTGTCAGCCGAGCAGATTGCTCAAGTCAAAATGGCCGAGATCGAGTTGCAGAAACAAGCGCAGGAGCTTGGCCTCAACTTTGAAAAGCTGTCTGTAGAAGACAGAAAATCTGCGCGTGACATGCAGGCCGCTACGAGGTCAATTGTTCCTCCGGCCTTGGCTGCAATCATCACGGTTGGGTTCTTCGGCATTTTGGGCATGATGATGTTTGGCAAAGTTGACGGAACCAACCCCACAATCCTGATGATGCTGGGCAGTCTGTCCACCGCTTGGACAGGAATCGTCGCATATTATTTTGGCTCATCCGCTGGCTCACAAGCCAAGACCGATTTACTTTCTAAGGCGGGGCCAGTCAAATGACACCACACTTCACCCTTGCGGAACTCACCGCTACAAGCCACCGTCAGTTTGACAACACGCCGAACGAAGCCGAGACTGCCAACCTACAACGACTTGCTGAGTTCTTGGAGCAGGTAAAGACAGCGCTGGATGGCAAGCCCATCATGATCAACAGCGCCTTTCGGTCTAAGCAGGTCAACGACAGCGTTGGCTCCAAAGACACGAGCCAGCATAGAATCGGCTGCGCGGCAGACTTCCGTGTTCCCGGGATGACTCCCGATGCTGTGGTGCGTGCAGTGATTGCTGCGGGTTTACCCTTTGACCAAATCATCCGTGAGTTTGATGCTTGGACGCATATCAGTGTGCCAAACACGCCAGACGAAGCCCCCCGCAGGCAGGCGCTTATCATCGACAAGGCGGGTGCTCGACCTTTTGCCTGATACGTGGGAAAATAAATTATGCCACTTCAAAAACTCCAGTTCCGCCCCGGTATTAACCGAGAGTCAACCACGCTTGCCAACGAAGGCACTTGGTTTGAGATGGACAAGGTGCGTTTTCGTTCTGGCTATCCTGAAAAAA